GTGAAGCGCCCAATGCCATATATAAGGCATCTCTTAAAGATGAACCTAGAAACCTTGAAATGGTGCGTTGTGGTAAAACGCGGGTTTTCTATAGTTCACCATTGGTGGCACTCATAGATGCACGGATGTACATGGCTCCACTGTTCACGCTCATGTCCGAGCAACCTGCCGCTTTTGGGTGTGCAATTGGTACTAATATTTACACTGATGCAGATCACTTCCGTAAGGAGCTGCGAAAATTCTCACACCTTTGGATGGAGGGTGATTACGGGTCGTATGATACTAATATGCCGTATGCCATTAAGTGGGCGGCTGCCACCGTGATGTACCTTATAGCGGTAGAGTTGGGTTACAACGAGTTTGCCTTGATGATCCTACGCGGATTGTTGACTGGCGATTTACATCCGTTAATATCTATGCTGTGTGATTTGATGCGTAGCATTGTGCAGCCGTCAGGCAAGTTGGGAACTGCTGAATTCAATAGTCTTATTGGGGTGCTCATGCTTATGTATGCGTATTACTCCGAACCAACACATGTGCGCGGAAGTTTTTTCACAAATGTCTTGCCCAGGACGTATGGAGATGATTTGTTGGCTGCTGTAAAGGAGGACGTTCAGGATACCTTCAACAATCAGACGTATCAGAAGTTCTGTGAAGAGGTGTATGGAATTCAGTACACATCAGCAAGTAAGGATTTGGAGATGTCTAAGTTCGTTGACATCAATGATGCGTCTTTCCTCAAGCGCACTTTTGTTTATAGTGAAGAGTTGCATCGATTCATTGCTCCTCTTGATCTGCATTCCCTGATCAAGTGTATGGCTTGGATTATTCCTTCTAAAGCTGTAAGTAAAGAAGAACAGGTTCTAGCCAGTTTTAATTCTTTCTGTTGGGAACTGGTTTTGCATGCTGATGAGCGACAATACAACAATATAACTTCTTGTGTTGCATCTGAACTTAGTACTAGGTACCTTCTCGGGTACCCTGTGACAGTGAAGAGCAGGCAAGAGATACTAAACCAGATGTTCTAGTAAGAACATCTTATCTACCTTAAAGATATAAAAGAAAAGGCGACTGTGCAAAATGATTAACGGTAGCTATCCACAAAGCTGCTTATGTTTGCATAGAGGTAAAATTTCCTAACAGGGTTAAAAATGTGTGGAACAGTCTCGCTGGTATGATAGGAGAAATGCCACGGTACTTATAAGCAATCTATCCTGCCCCTTTTGATGTACAAGAAATTAAAGATGCTCATGAAGCACTAGATCACATAGAAAAGGTAGAAAATACCGTTCCAGAAGATCTACTGGACGCGCGGTTTTTCTACAATGACCGCCTTAAAAAGTTGCAGAGAGATTTGGCAACACTTCATCCTGACTTGGCTGGGTATACAGCGCATGATTTGGTGCTTGCACCGATTTACGCTGCTGACCCTGTCTTTATAGACAAGTGTAAGGCCAGATTGGATGTAATAAATGAAATTGACAGTCTGGTACTAACCATCAGTTTCATTGACAGGATCGTCTCTAGACGTAAAATTATGAACACGCAATCCGGAGAAATGGGTGCGCTCGGTTCAGATGGTCTGATTAGTAATATGGAAAAGATGGAAAATATTGGAGATGTAGGTGGTGAAGAGAAAACCCTGATTCAATCGGGAGCTTCGTCAAGTGCTGCACATGGTCAACAAGGCTATTTGGATGTTTCTGACTTTTTCAGCAGACCGGTGGAAATAGCGGTTTCAACACTGCCGCTTGCTACCAACACTGATTTTGAACTTAAGGTTTGGGATCTTTACTCACAGCAGCCATCAGTTAGAGCTAAAATGAAAAATTATGCTTTCATGCGCGGAGATTTGCATGTTAAGATCTCTGTATCAGGGTCACCTTTTCATTATGGCCGCCTCTTAGCCTCGTACCAGCCTCTGGCTGATTTTAATCAAACAATCATCCAGTACAAAGCAGGTCTAGCAGGAGCGCTGAATGTGAGAGACATGTACCATTCTTACCTTCTACAAGCGCCAGGATCCCACATCATTGACATAAAGGATAATGCTCCTGTCGAAATTGTGTGTCCATTTATACAGCCAAAACCTATGGCTCGGTTATTCAATAATGCCACTACCGTTATTAGTGGAGCGACCTCACTCAAAGATTTTGAGATAGCAGGTTCACTGTTTATACGCACTTTGGTGCAGTTTAAGGCAGTTACAGCATCGCCATCTGTTGTTTACATGCAAGTGTACGCATGGATGGAAAATGTGGAAATTTCAACACCTACAGCCACACAAATAGCTCTCACAACGGAATCAGGATCACTGGACGAGAGAAAAACAGGACCCATTGAGACAATTGCTTCTTATGCAGCTACTTTTACCTCTGCCTTGCAAAAGGTGCCAGGTATTGGTCCCTTTGCCATGGCTAGCACCATGGCCTTCAATGCTATCTCTGGCATCGCAGCAATTTTTGGGTGGTCGCGACCTGCGATGATATCAAACCCTATGTATGTGAAAAACAAACCATTTCAGAATACAGCACTCACCATTGGAGCAGAAACGTGTGATAGAATTGTGCTTGATCCCAGGCAAGAAGTCACAGTAGACCCTCGAAGTTGTGGATCGATGGAAGATGAGATGACACTCGAACGCTTTTGGCGTACTCCGACTCTTCTAAACATCTTCACATGGCTGGATAATAGTGCTGTGATGGCCACACCTTTATATTCCGTGCCAGTTTCTCCTTCTATTTGCCCATACTTTTTCAATGCTACTACGAGCAGAAACTTTATGCAACCCACCCCCATGTCGTTTGCGGCTTCGTGCTTCAAATATTGGAGAGGAGATTTGGTTTTCCGGTTTGATGTTGTTTGCTCTGCTTTTCATCGAGGAAAGTTAGCTGTCATATTTGAGCCAAATATTGCGCAATACGGATTGATAACAGCGTCCTTTGCGCTTAACAAGCAATACATGAAGATTGTGGACATACAAGAAACCCAAACTTTTGAAGTTTGCGTTAATTGGGCATCCTACCGTCCATGGCTAAAAGTATGGCCCGCAGCTACAGCTTACACGCTTACAACTAGTGCCCGTGCTTTAGATGCCGGCTACTTTAATGGCTTTATTTCCGTGGTCCCCTTTACAACATTGCAATCACCTGACAATTCTGATATTTATATCAACTGTTACGTGTACGCCAAAGACATGCATTTCAACGGTCTTAGCGATGCAAATCTACCATCTAGCAGGAGGATGTTTACGCAATCTGGAACGTTGGATGAGACCCCAGGTGAGGAGGACCTATATATCACTACGTGCGGTCATCCTGGTCTTGTCGACATACACACTCCGCGCGGTACTTGGATAGAACGACACTGCATTTCATGTGGTCGAATGTTGCCATACTCTAACGTTCGTCCGCTTAATAAAATCTTTCTCCAGACTGAATCTGGGTCTATGTCTCAAACATGCATTACTACTTTACCAATATCGTGCATAGACCTTAATGAAAGTTCTGGAGATACTAAAACTATATGTCAGGAATTTTTTGGAGAGGAACCTCTCTCTTTTAGAGCAATTTTAAAACGATATATGAAGTACTATCAAATTGCTACTATTGCCGATGAATCTCCCTGCATGTTGATTGATATGCAAATTTTACCATTGGCAAATTTTCCTTATGGCAACTTAACCTGGCCCCAGAGTGAACTCTTTTCTTACCTGAGGTATGCCTATGTAGGTGTTAGAGGTGGCTTGAGATACAAGATCTATCCAACAAGAAACTTTTATGCAGTTGGATCGCCTGCCTTTATACATCTTCTTAATCCCTCCACATCCTTTGCTACTCCAGCTGCATCAGTAGCAACGACTGTGGGGTGTCGTACTTCCGGGTCCACTCTATACGTCCCTTCCACTAACGGTGGACTAGAGGCTGAACTTCCTTATTATACAAACAATCTGTTTTCCATCGCATTTAAAGATGATTACACCATAAACGATGGCGATTTTATGGACACAGATTGGTTTAGAAATTTCCGTTACAATGCCGTGACACTTGCTGGTGTTACAGCCGGTTATATTTGTTACGACATTGCCGCGGGGGAAGATTTCACGTTCTTGAGGTTCCAGGGCGTACCATTCTATGCTGAGAATTAAACCTCAGTAATTAGCAAGCAATGCTTGCACCCTAAACAAGAAAAGAACAAAAAACAAAATAAAAATTAAATGAAAAAAAACAAAAACGAAACAAAAATTAGAAAAACAATTTGGGTTTACATGATGTTTATTATTTGAGCGAGAAGGCGC